CTACAATAAACCATGCATCGACTTCATATATTCCATATGGAGGTAGAGTTAAAACGAGATGAGGATCATTATCAACGGTTGTTGTGCTGCTCCTTGACGTGTCGGCACTTTTTATTACATAGTCAATATATCCTATTGGATATGAATTTGATTGAATCACACACAAAGCAATAAATTGATCTTGAAGCTTTGTTAATAATAATCTACTTCCAACAGCAACCCCATGTAAATTACTAGTTGGAACAACATTAATTGAATCATCTGTTGGTATTATTTTTACTTGTAAAGGGTTTAAGCTTGAAACTGTTCCAGTCAAATAATTTGATTCATTGTTTTTATTTAATTCTTTTAAAAAATCATGCATCTATAACAACCCTCCTTATCATAGAATTAACTAGTTTTCCGGTACTTAATGTTATTTTCATACTTTCAATTTTGTATGTATAATCTAAATCAAGCAATTCATTTTTAAATTTAAAACAATCACCATTGAATGGTAAACCATCGTTAAACCTTCCAAAGACTAAAGCATGTTTATAATTTATGCTTTCTTCGATTTCTGTCATTTTCCTTAGTTCTCGTTCTGCTCTACTATCAACGTATGATTGACTAGTCGCTTCACTGTTAAAAACTTTTGTTATATACCTTGAAATATTACTATAACTAAAATCAATATCTTCCAAATCAATGTCTTCAAAAGTAAGCTCTTTATATAATGGCTCTGTATCTTGCGTCAATTGCCTTGCTATAATCACAACCTTATTATATATATCCGCATAATCTTTTCTTTGCAATATTCCAGATGCATACAACGATTTACTATCATCATTGAAATTCCAAATAATATTTGGAATTTCAGACCATGGCATCGATCTAAATACACCTCTTCCACTTGCCCAAATTGGATAATAATTTATTTTATTTAATAGACTGTTTACAATAAATAATTTGCTTTTGCCTAATTCATAACTAGCATCTTCTGCCAGTGTTTCAGAAGATGCCGGTATATTATAAATAACCCACGATCCAACACTATCTAAAATAGATTCTATTGTTGATACAACATTTGTACCGGCCGAATAAGTTATTGATGTTGTAATTTTATCTTGTTGTAAGGCATAAGTAAGGTCATACCCATAAATTGGCCTTTCAATAACCTTTCCATCGCTTGATCTAGTTGGTGATAACAACATATAAGTTCCAAGTGGAAATTTATATGTTGTTTCCTTATAGACTGTACAATACCATACTCTTATTAAATCTGATAAATAATTTAGATCTGCATTATCATTTACAGTTAGATTACAAGTCCCTATTATTTTTCTATCAAAATTAATACTTATATCGCCGCCTGGTCTTACTAAATTTTCTAAATATCCGGCGTGATTATATTCACCATCTGATAAACTTAATTTTTCATATTCATAGTACTCTAACCTATTATCCTGTAAAATTTGCTCTAAAGTATATTCAACCGGTGGTTCGTATTTAATAGTAAGCTTTTGATAATTTCCAGTCTCAAATGGATCAATATCTGCTCCACTATCAGATGTTTCCTTTTGTGTGTTTTTTGTAAAGAAAACAATATTATTTAATGCTTTCCAATCTCCACGATTAATTAATTCTTGAACAATGTCAGTAACTTCATATTCTGTATTTTGCCAATCATCGTAATCATCTTGACGTATATTAATATAGTTTTCCGTAGCTGTCATTGAATTAAACTCGCTGTAATCTGTGGGAATATTGTAATCAATATTCCCATGTAATTCTGTATCTACATATCCATTGTCAATTCTTGTCCAAAAAAAACTTATTGTAGCACTAATAATATTAGAACCTTGTGGAATATCTATATTATCAAAACCTATAAATATATCACAATCACCATCGTCATAATATATGTCCCATCCAAGTAATAAAAATTGTGTACTGTTTGAAAAGTCAAGAGTATCATAAGTTACATATCCGTCATTATCTCCGCTTGATACATATGTTTCATTTAAAAATCTTTTTATTTCTGTCATTATTCCACCTCGATTCTATTAAAAGTTATACTCAATTGGTAAGCTTCATTATCTTTTTTTCTTATATTTCCATCTACTATTGAAATTGGGAACCAACGACCTAACCAATCACGATAAAATATATTAGAATTACTATTTAAAATAGTTAAAGCATCATCATAATTATCAATTAATAAATCACCTGAAAAACTAATATTTTGATGTTCTAATGTTCCTTTATATTCAACTGGGTATGTTCTACCTTCATATTTATTCACAGTGGTATCAATTCCAAGCCTTTCATTCAAGGAAGTATCACCAATTATTTTTAGATAGTCTTCATAGTTTGACCCCGTATTAAAATAAAATGTACCTGTATTTGATATTGTTATTGAATCGACAGAACTTGAAGCAATAGAAGGCGTCGCACTTATAGCATCAACATAATAATAAGTAGTTCCATTAATTAATGGTATATAATCAGTTATTGCGGTATTAGTTTCAATTTCATCCTGTACAATTTCATAAGTAATACCACCATCAACAGACCTATATAATACATTGTATTCCGTTGCCACTTCGTCGCCTTCTGGACTCGGATTATCTATAGTAATAACAGATGTTCCGTCTTGACCTTCTTCAATTGATATTGTAGGAGTAGCTGGAACATAAAAATCCGTTGTAAACTCCGTTTCGTCTAGTTCGCTCCATAATCCAGTTGATTCTTTAACTGATAAACTAACCTTATAATTAGTTGCATCACTTAACCTTGTTATAAAAGTTGTTGTTGTTGCATCATTTGATCCCTGTCTGGTTTCTAAAAGTATATCATTTTCATCATACAATGAGGCAACATATTGTACTTGTACATTACTCTCATCTTGACTATATGACCATTCTATAGTCAAAGAACTATAGGTATAGTCATCTATACCATTTGGGGTTGTTATTGTTCCCTCTGGAGGAGTACTTAATGTAAAACTTCCTAAAGTATAACCCGATCCCTCATAATAACTCGAACCGTCTGAACTTTCACCGCCTGTTGTTGCTGCTCCCCATGTTCTAACTTCATATTCCCATCTACCAACCGAAAAAGATGAAGTACTTATATTAATACTTCCCTCAGAAGTAGAATATTTATTTAAATATAAAGACCATGCTTCTCCTTCTTCTCTAAACCTTATACTAACATATGTTTGTTCGGATCCATCTTGAGGGTTATGGTTCCATGAAATTGGGACAGGTCCATCAATGTCAATTGCTTCATAATTAACCGGCTCAATATTAGTCGGAGGGTTTGGGTATACAAGTATTTGAACTATATTGCTTTCTACATAATCAGATGAAAGAGCGTTTGGTGTTGTAGTTGTCGATTTAACTCTATATTGGTTATAATTTGCCGGGCTATTATCTGTATAACTTTCACTATTAGCCGCTATACTACTGCTTAAAGTTGAATAACTTCCCCATGAAATACCATCCGTTGAAGTTTTTCTTTGTATTGTGAAATTATCTTCATTTCTTGCCTCATCTTCCCAATTTATTTCGACGGTAGTTCCTACTCTTACAGCCTCTACGCTGGAAGGTTTAGCGGGTGTTGTGTTTATATCATCAGTATTTGAATAACTTGAATATCCAACAGTATTTTTTGCCTTAATTTTATAAATATAGTGTCTATTTGCTTGTGTTGACGTATCTGTGTAACTTGTTGCGGATCCTGATAATGTTGCTTTTAAATAATATGATAATGTAACATTATCATATCTATATAAATATTGATTATCATAGGGTTGATCGCTGGATGAATTTCTAGTCCATGTTATTGTCTGACTTGTATCGCTATTCCTACTAACACTACATGAACTTGGAGCATCTGGAGAAGTTATATAAAAAGCACCAACGTACATTTCACGCCCTGAGTGTGTGGAATATCCTGACATTGTTGATATACTTGGAAAACTAGATGTATTAGTTTTCCTATAAGCATTTTGACCGCTTGAAACTGTTCCGGCTATATGTCCACCTGTTGGATTTCTATATAAACCGACCCAATAAGTACCACTAGATAAATATTTAGGTGTTATTGTTTTAGTGTGCCAATCTTGACCGCCTGGTGTTTGAGTACCTGAGCCCATGCTAAAAGTACTACTTTGTTGTAAAACTGATCCCCCGGCGTTCCAAATTGCAAACCTAGTTGATACGCTTGATCCATTGCCCGCGGCATATACTTTTAACTGTGTAACCGCGCATGTGGAAGGCAAACTTATGGCCGATGCATGTTGATTTAATGTGTTTAGCCCACTCCATGTATAAGTCGGTGGAGTCCCACCATCTACTGAATATACCCAAGGTATAATAATCACACCCTTTCTTATATAAACGCTATATAATATAACATTTTTATTTGTTTAAATTATATTTATGGTACTATTGACCACCATAAGCTAAATTATTATTTTTAAAATTTTTCATCATATTAATAAAATCGGCCATGTCATTTATATTGCTAGGATCTATATTTAAGTTTATATAATAATTGTCTGAGCTTCCACTAGAAATTAAATTATTATATCCTTGTGATTCGCTTAACATGTTTTTTGATTCTTGATTACTATAAACACTTGACCCCTGAGGTAAATAAACCAATTCAGGCCCTTTCTCTCCTACAACTGCCAATGTATCGGTACTTAAATTTTTAACCCCATCAGCAAAACCGGGGAGCCAATCCGGAGGCGATGGAAATTTTAAAGTTGCAACTTTGTTTATAACTCCTCCGACAGCATCCGTTATGGAATCAAATCCGTCAGCTATCCCATTTGTAAAACTATCAAAATCTTTTTTTACTCCAATAAAAAAATCAACTAATCTATCTATACTATCAATCATTTCATCCATAGCATCATTAAATTCATCCACAGCATCCTCTTTCCAATCTCCTAATATTTTTAATGCAGATTTTTTAAATTCATTAAATTTTTTCTTTGCCCCCTCTTCCCAATCATCAAGCACCTCATCAAAAGCATCCAAACCGTCTTCTATGGCCACATTAGATTCATTAAAAAATTTAATAATTTTTTTTGTAAGGTCTTCCAACATTTCCCCCAATGGTTTTAATTTGTTTACTTCAAAATCTCTTTTAAATAGTTCCCACTCTTCGCTTAAAGTATCTGTTTTTGTTTCTATTAATTTATCCATGGTTCCCTTTGTTGCTGTTATATCTCTTTGAACACCTAAAGCCGCATTACTTATTTTACCCCCTGTATCTTCCCACATGGTCCCGAATAATTCCGTTCCAATTCTATTCTTTTCTAGTGGATCCTCGATACTATCAAGAGCCTCCCAAATTTTAATACTCATATCCTCAGCGGCTTGACCTCCTTCTTTATATGCTTGATTGACTTCCTTTACATTAAGACCTAATTCTTTAAAAAAGTCTTTGCTGCCTTTTTGATCCTCCGCTAATTCTACAACCCTTATTTGAAATTCTTTTATACCATCTAAAAGAAGATCATAATTAAATATACCCTGTTCTTGACCTTCTAATAAAATATTCAACATATCATTTTCATCAAAACCCAATTGTTCTAGTTTTATAGAATATTCATTAAATAGGTCTAATAAATCACCACCAACATTTAAATTTTCTTGATATCCTTTTGCTATTAAATTAAAGGCTTCATCATGAGTCATTCCAAATATTTTGACTAAATTATCAACTGTTCTAATCGTCTCGCCATAATCAGAATCTAGTTTTTCACTTAAAGCCATTGTTTTTTGTACCTGGTCGTCTAGAGCTTCATTTGTTGCACCTGTTTGTCTATTAACCTCACTTATAGCATCTGCAACTTCTTCTATATTTTCACCATATCCACCTAGATAAATATCCTCCATGGCTTGGTTGAACATTTTCATTTCCTCAGTTGTGGCATTTGTGTCAAAACTTAAGTCACCTAATGTATCTTTCCATTTTTGCGAAAATTCCCAACTTTCTTTTAATGCCGCAATTACCAATGTGCTTAATGTTCCAGCTAATGCAGCGGCCCCAAGCTCTACCCCGCCAAATGTTTCTATAAGATCTTTAAATTTATTTCCTGATCCCTCGGCTGAATCACCAATATCATTCATTCTTTGCTCGATGTCACCGTCTTCTCTAATAGCAACACTTCCATAAACTCTAAAAATTTCTTGTGCCATAAGTCACACCTCCTTAATACTGTTTTATTTCTTTTGTTTTTTCAACCATAATTCTAATATGATTATCCTTGTGTGCTGTATTTTTTGGCTCTCCCGCTATTTCATATGTATTATTTTCATATACTAAAAAATCACCCATTTTAATATTAAAATCATCACAATAAAAATTATATTGCGTTTTTACTGTAAATTTACCCGCTGTATATCCTGTTATATCTGTTTGACTTCCAATATACCCATTTATAGGAGTATCTTGATATGATGTTATTTTTGGCCTTCCTGTGCTTGTATCATCCCAAACCGGTCTTTTCCTCACACAAGGAACAAAGAACTTTTTAATTCCTCTCGCCATCATGACCACCTACAAACATTATATACTTTGTAAAAATCATATAAATATGCGTGTTTATAATCAATTAAGTCACCCAATATCATTGAAGGTAAACCATTTACCATTTTTGCATCTGCTAGATTATAACTATAATCATCTATAGATTCACTTTTTACTCCTGGAGTAAAATTTTCTAACCTATATCCTATTGCTTGGGATATTGGAATTTTTAAATCCTCTGGATAATTAACTAAACAAATAACAATACTTCTAGATAAATCCTCATCTTTTAAATTTCTTAAACTATTTATTTTTATATATCCTGTTCCAACCTCATCTATTAAATAAACTCCATCATTCATTAAACTACCATAAACTCTAATATAATTATTAGCATATAAATTATAATTTTCTATATTAGTCATTTCTATTTTATATTCACTTGAATTAAATGATATTGAAGTACTCATAATATAATTAAAATCTTCATGTAAAAAATGATTTCTACAATGTTTTATTATTGAGTCTTCATATTTGGGGATCAAAGAATTAATCAAAGAGTCTTTTGTATTATCATTTATTTGTAATAGTGTCTTGGTTTCTTGTAAACTAATCATTTTAGAACTCCTTCCTTTTTAAATCTTTTGGATCAATATTTGAATATTTATTTAAAATTCTCATTTCTTCATTGTCTTTATCTTCAATTGACATTTTTATATTTTCGGATTGTTTTTTTAAATTTTCGTAATAATCACCAAATGTTAATCCTTGATTGCCTTCATGTACAAACATTAAAAATGCTCTATCTTGTGATTTTTCCTCATTCTTTTTATCTTCTCTTTCTATCATTTTTAAAAATAATCTGTATGATGTTTCAAAATCTTCTTTTAATATATAGTCTACATAATCAAAATTATTATAAAAATTAATTAATGGCTCTATAATGTTTTCTTCTGTGAAAAAATCTAAAGAATTTAATATAACCTCTATCCATTCTTTTTCTTTGCTTTTTCTATTTTTTGTATCATATTTATTATAAAAAACATCTTTTTTTTAAAGTGTTCTAAGTTTAGCATTAACATTTTACCTATTGTATTTGGAAAACTTCCATACATAATTCTATAAATTAATGGTATGATTTCATCTATATTATATTTTTTTATATCTTCTACTTTTAAATTATTTACATCTGCCATTAAATTATAAATGTCATTTTCTGCTAGATGCATGTTTTCTATAAAGAATGTAGCCACATTTATAAATATCATATTTTGCTTATCTTCTGTATTGCAATTCATTGATTTTAATAATGAATCAAATTCATTTCCAAAAATAAAATTGGTAAGATTATTTTTTAAACCCATTTTTTTTAATATTTTTGATAATAAAATTAATTGTTGAAAATTTAATTTTTTAATTGCTTCACTCATAAATAAAACCTCCTATAAATTATGGGCAAACACAAGGCCGCCCATTATATATATATATTTTATTGTATATTATTTTATGTTGGAATGTAATCCCAAATTTCTACAGGTACGGTCGTCGGCGAGCTATAACTGTAAAAACCCTCATACATCATAGGACTAACAACCTCGTCTTTTTCAGACAGTGGAAATTGAGTGTTTGGTGTAACATTTAAAGCATTATTTACATAAATAATACAATTTTGACCGTCCATTTTTTGACCAACATAAGCAATATTAGTTAATACATCGGTCGATTCAAAACCTAAACGCGGTTGTATTTGTTTATATGTTCCGTCTTTGTCTGTTCCATCACTAACTGTTATATTATAGCCATATGCTAAATTAGTATAAGTTAGTTTTAAAAAATTAATAGTCAATGTTCCATAACATTGTGTAACTCTTCTCATGTTTTTGATTGGGCCATATGCTCCATCAACGTTAATTCTCTTTATAGTATTTACAAGTTGAAAGCTTGATCCATTTCTGGTTACTCCTATATTATAATTATCAGATCCGTAATTACCGTAAACTATACCTTCTTTCAACCAAATATAATGGGCTTTTTTAATTGGTGCTGGACTAAATACACCCTGTGCCATAAAAAATCAACTCCTTTCTAACTTGTATACTCTCTTATTCTAACCGGTATAGTCGACCCCTTTGATGGGAAATAATGGGCTGTATATTGTGTATTAGTTACAACCTCGTCTTTTTCACCCATTGCAAGGTCAATATTTCCATCATTAAAAGAATTGTCTTGTATTACTTTTATCATTTTCCCATCGTGTTTGATCCCTATAATTGTAACATTGTCTAAATAATCGCTTTCCTCAATATTTATTTTTGGAGTATATTTTTTGTAATCAGTTTCATTTGTATATGTCCAATTTCCGCCCTGTCCTTCTATTGGAGCAGAAAACGCATCCGAATCATCACTAATTGTCATTAACATACTGATACTATCAATATATACAACAGCCTCCGAGCTTGGCGATCCATCAAAGACTAAACTAATTCCTGTTACAGCCCCCCAATCTTCTGAACCACCTTCGGCACTTGTAAAGCTTGACCTTGCTATTGTAAAATTTGTCCACATATCGGCAGTTAAAGAAGCTTTGGCAATATCATAATAATAATAATTTGTTTCTGTCTCTTCGGCATCACAATGGATTTTTAATTTTAACCCTGTGTCTAATTTTGCAAGTTCTGCAGTTGTAACATAGATCGCAAAACATATTTTATCGGCTGTTGTACCAGCTTCACCATTCGCATAATTTTCCAAATCTAAAGAACTCGAAAAAACTTCATGTATTCCTTCGCCGTCGGCATCTCCTGTCAATTTAGCTGACTGTATACCTGTTTGTATTATGCTAGTTTCGGCAACATAAGTACCGTCGCCACCTGCCCAATTACCGGATTCCCAATTATCGTCAGCCTCTGCATTACTAATACTTTTTATGTTAAAATATCTTAAATACAACATTTGTACTGTAACCTTTGGACTAAAGTCAATAGTTCTTATCATTGGTACACCATCCTCGTCTAACATAGAACCATAAACACCATCGCAATTCACTTTATGTAACGTTCTAGGCCATTCGACAACTAATCCACCTCTGGCAACACCGACTAATAATTCTTTTGGTGTGTCATAGTTATGATATATTTTAAATTCACCATATATAATATCGTTTGCGGATGGAGTTTCATGAGTAAAAACACCATTCATTAATATTCCTCCCTTCTATCCATATACATGTAATATATACCTTTGATCGAACCTTGATATATTCGATTCATCAACATCAATATAATCCTCCCAATCATGGAAGCAATTATAAAATCCTACATTTTCACCCTCATTTCCATAACTTCTGTCAAAACCGGGTTCTAATAAGGTATTGCCTGAATATTTCCCTTTTCTTACTATATCGGATTTTTCATCAAGCAAAGTATTATCATTAGAATCAACCCAAAATTGAATCTCTAAATTTCTGTCTACTCTACCCCTAACTAATGAATCACCATGCCCAATATTATAAATTATATATGGCAAAACCTTGGTAATTTGTACATTACCATCATACGCAATCCAACCAGTTAAAGCCTCAAGACGTGCCTTTATATTTTCTTTTAAATCTTGTTTGTTCATTAAATATCACGCCCCAATTCATCCGCCATTATGCGGGATATTTCGGTTTTATGATTTAAAGCCGCTGGTCTTATAAATGGATGCGCCCGCATTTTATAAGTTCCAAACTCTTGAAATTTTGCGTAATAGCAATCATTTTGTAAATATAATTCATTTTTTGATATTACATATTCATTTCTAGATTTTAAATATCCAGTGTCAACAGCTACATAATCATCCATTTTTCCAACACAAAAGCGGCCAACTGCATCAAGTGCATTTTTTTCATTTTGCCTTAATTGTCTCATAAACTTCCCTGTTCTGTTTATGTGATAAATCATTATATATCACATCCATTTCTTTTGAATAATTTTCAAATGAAAATAATTTATGAAGCTTTGTCATTTCTTCAACAAAGTTAATGTTTTGATCCTTGTGTGTGATAAAAAGTCTAACAGCTTCGACGACTTCCTTTGCATATGCAACATCACATTGATAAGTACCAACTTTATTTCCTTGTTGACATAATACAGGAGTACCACACAAAATCGACTCCCCGATAGTTCTTGTTATTATCCGATTTGGTGATGCCACCAAATCCGCAGATCTATAAACATCCTCAATATTTGTTATTCTTCCTACTATATCACCTAACCCACCAAGATCTTTTAATTTATTTAATACTATGTTCCAACAATTAGGCAATGGAAGATCCAAACTGCCAAAAAAATGTATCTTTATTCCTGGTAATTGTCTGACAGCTTCGATTAATCCATTAACAAGCTCAAAGTTGTCAATGTCTTCTCTCATTGAATCACATAATAAAATATTATATTTACCCTTAGATTTAAATTCATATTTATTACCATCTGGGCAAAATCTAGCATTATCCACACAAGGATATTCAAGAGAATGTAATTTATTCTCTGGAAAAACATTTTCCCAGTATGGCGTAAATTCAGGCCAAAAATACAACATCTTTTTAACCCTGGGCCATTTGCTTATATTTTCATACAAGGAAAATGAATTATTCTTACCCATTAATTCTGGTCTAAAACATGCCAGCGGTCGACCATGCACAACCCAAACAATGGGAGCCTCAGTTTTAACAATCCAATTGTCATTTATTCCTGTGTGTGCAATAATCACATCTAAATTATTTATCTCATTTAAACTACTAACATTAATGCTAAAACCCGCTCTATTATCTTGTTTTCCGACTTGTGGTTGGTCTTGCTTGTTATCATTTATTATTCCAGTGTCAAAAAATAAAACACCATGCCCGGCTAAAATATCTGCTTTTGCCATATCGCGCGCCGCTTCATACAGTCCACACCTAGCAGGAGCGAACGGCGCAAAATGCCCAATATACATGAAATACCTCCTATTTTTACTCTCCTATTATCCAGCGGCTACAACACCAACTGAATCAATTTTACTATCAGTAATAACAAAACTACTATTCATAGTAGATAATAATGTTGAAATATTAGCAATAATAGTACTATTTAAAGTACCGTTTGAATCTGCTTTAACTATAATAGTACTTCCCAAAACACCAACAGAATCAACTTTACTATTTCCAGTTGACAGCAATACACCAACACTTGCTATGCTACTATTACCTGTACTTTGTAGAGTTCCCACACTTCCAATAGCTGATAAATTAGAACTATTGGCAGTTGATGCCGCCGTACCAACAGAATCAACTTTGACAACTGTTGATCCTATTAAACTATTACCAGTACTTACTAAAGTTCCAACTGAATCAACTTTACTATTACCAGTTGATAATAGTACACCTACGCTTGCCGCGCTACTATTACCAGTTGATTGTAATGTTCCGATTGAGTCAGCTTTAACTATAATAGTACTATTTAAAGTACCTACGCTATCAGTTTTACTGTTGCCAGTACTTAATAAAACTCCTACGCTTGCCGCGCTACTATTACCAGTACTTACTAAAGTTCCAACGCTGTCAGTTTTAGATGATCCAGTACTAACATCGCTTGCAACACTATCAAGAACACTTGCAACACTATCTATAACATCGGCTGAGCTTCCTATTGTGCTGACCGCTGTAGATTGTTCTGTAGTAATAGAATCTAACACAACCGCTGTACTTCCTATAGTTGACGCTGTATCATCAATAGTTGCTAAACTAGCACCAATTGAATCTAATTTACCCATCAAAGTATATGCCATTTTCTCACCTTCTATTTATACTTTTTTATCATGCTTTTACATTTTTGTTTTTCATCATCACTTAAAGCAACGATCAAACGTCTTTTCCACATTCTTAAAGGTGTTTCAGTTGCCTTAATAATCAACATTTTTTTTTGAATTTTTAAATCATTCATCATTTAACCTCCATGTGGAAATGTTTACAGTTTGGATGATATAAACCTTTTTTCTTCGCTTCCTCTAATTCTTGCAAAGTCAAAATTTTACCCTCGTAAGGAATACATAACTCGCATATTGTATTATGGTCTGAAATTCTAACCAGGTTTTTACCCTTTGCTTTTATTTTTTCTGTCTCTGCTAATCTTACCAATTCATTGTTTATGTGTACCGTCAACATATTAGAATATGTTTCTATATTCCATTTGGCCCTATTTTTTGCCATAAATCCTGTTATACCGCGGTTTGCATAATCATTTAAAAGTTTTTGAACTAATTTATTGTCCTTAGCTTCCTTGGCTGTTTTTATTTTTTTCAAAGTATTATTATAGTCAACCTTCGCAAGAACATACATATCATTCATTTTACTTTTATATTCATTAATAAGTTTTTGAGCTTCTTTGCTTTTTGTATGCTTCCAAAAATAACTCTCCGCGGCTTGCATGAAAGAATGATTAGTCAACATTTTTTTAAATTGATAAGTTTTGCCTTGTGATAAGTTTTTTAATGCTCCATCTGTTACTTTTTGATAATATTTAATTAAATTATTTAGCATACTCAAAACTTACCACCCCTTTAAATCAAATTCGGTGTCTATATTCAA